CTGCAAGTTGGGAGGTAAGTCCCTGAATTTCCGATTCAAGATCTGTGATCTGTCGTTGACATCCAGAAATGCGAGTATTGTTTTGAGAAATGCCATGTGTTAGTTTAGTAATCTCCTTCGATAGGGCAGTAAATTGACGCTCTCTTTTTTCTTCGTTTTTAATTGCCTCCTCTAGTTCTTTATAACCAGATTGCAACTCCTTTGCTTTATCTTGAGCATCAGCGATTTTATTTATTCTGAAGTCTTCTTCTATGTCCTGACCACAGGTAGGACAAACCGTATGATCTGTGAAAAACTTATGATCTTTGGTAATGGTAGATACTTTATTGGATATTTTTCCCCTAAGCATTCCCAACTCAACTAACTTTCCTTTAGCTCCTGTCACGACTTCTTGACTTATAGTAAGACCATGAACCAAATCTTCTGTCTGTTCATTTTGATTCATCATAACACAAATCTCATCACCTATGGTTCTCATCTTCTTCCTATTCTCTTCTATTCTTCCTTGACTTTCTGTTTCTAATTCTTTAATCCAATTACTCTGCATCTTAACTTTATCATTCAATGATTCTTTCTTAAGATCTAAAGTCTTAATCTCCTCCTTAACAAGTCTAATCTTATCTTTAATCAAATTATTCATAGAAGAAAATATCTTAATATCTAAAAGATCTTCTATAACTTCTCTCCTGGTAGAAGCAGTCAATTGCATGAATGGCACAAATGTACTAGATCCCAATATAACAATCTGAGTAAATGATTTATAATTCATCTTCAGAACATTTTTTTCTAACCACTTCTGCTGATCATTAGCATTAGCAAACTGATCCATACATAAACCATTCCTATGGATCTCAAATATGTTTGGTTTTATACCTCTTATAACTTTCCATTCTGTTTCTGCAATAGAAAATTCTACTTCTACTTTACAATCTTTTTCATTTGCAGTATTGATTAATTGACCTTTACTGATCTTACGAAATGGTTTATTAAATAATCCAAATGTCAAAGCATCCAATACAGTACTTTTACCAGCACCATTTGTTCCTACAATTAATGTAGTTGATGTATCATCCAGTTTTATTTCACTATAATGATTACCAGTAGAAAGAAAATTCTTCCACCGTATAGTCTCAAATTGAATCATCTACCTTTAAGTTTGGGGGTGGTACTACAATGTCATTTTTGGTAATAACAGCATAATTGTATCCATGATTTTCACAGGTAGCAATTACAACTTTGTCTTCAACCTCAAGAACATGCATATCTGGGTAGTCCTGATCTTCTAACATCATGGCAAACCTAATAGCATCATCTTCTTCCTGGAAGATATAAAGAATCTTATCTCCATGATCATCAGTAACGGAATAAGCACCTTCATGTTCTTTACCAGCAACGGTTAGAATGAACATCAAACTAACTCACATGCCTCTTGATAAGTATCCTGAAGCATTTTCTGAATTCTTGATTTATCAAGATCAATTTCTGCTTCATCTACATATCTGTGAAGAATGGAAAGAGTATCTTCAGACTCAAATGCCTCAAACTCTTTATCATCCGTCAGACCAAAATTTTCAACAATCTTTAACTCTGCTACATTAACACTATACAACTTATCAATAAATTTCTCAAACTTTACTCTATCAGTCTTATTTCTTACAACCACTTTTACTATTTTATTCTCCAATTCTCGTGCATCAAACAACTGATAATCTTGATCATTATAAAATATTATCTTATGAAGTCTATATGGATTATTAACTGGGGTATGTTCTAGTGTCTCTGTATCAAATAAATGGAACCCTCTATTCTCATCATCAACATCATTCCAAAACATCTCATAAGGATTACCAAGATAATAGATATTGTCTTGATTAGATCTACAATGATAATGTCCAGAAAATGTCTTATTAAATTTCTTAAATATCTCCCATTCCATCCCATGTTCCATCATATGTCCTGGAGTTGCTCTGAATCCATTTAACTCAAGATGTCCCATACACACAGGTGCTTTTGACTTCTTAATCAATGCAACACTCTTTTCTTCATTCTCTTTATTAATCCAAGGTACAAGAAGAATATTACAATCATCTACCATTATAGATGTTGTCTCTGCATATATTTTTACATTATCATACTCTCTCAACAACAAATCTATTGCATTTATATCATTTGTATTCTTATAATATGCTGTATGATTACCAACAATGGTATGGACAGTGATGCCCATATTTCTTAAACGATCAAAATAATTATCTTTTGCCCATGTCAATGCAGCAAAATCTATTCCCTTTCTACTATCAAAGGTATCACCCATATCAATAACTGTAGTGATACCTTCTTTTTCAAGAGTAGGAAAGAAAACATTTTCATAGAACTCTAGAAAATAATCATGAAAAAGTTTTGAGTTTTTTCTTGCTCCAAAGTGCTGATCTGTTATAATTGCAATCTTCATCAGTTACGTAACTTGGAATGCACAGCATCTTTAATAGAATTATACTCTGCATAATTAGTTCCGTCAATAGTATTATTATCATCAAACACTTCACTATAACCAGACTTCTCCAGGATTTTATTCTTAATTTCTAACTGACGTTTTTCTCTTTGTATTCTGCGGAGAAATGCATAATGTATAATCTGCGTAAAGTATGCAAAAGGATTACGGGATTTCTCAGGATTAAAATTATGTATATATTGAACGCAATTTTCGATTCCATCAGAGATCATGTCCTCCTTAAACATGTAATTAACAAAGTTGGGCTTAAAAGACAAATGGTTGGCAATCTTTAAGAAACACTCACCTATGTACCTTGGTATAACTGGCTTAGTTTTATCTTGCAATCTTGCAATTTCAACATCCTCACCATACTTAATTAAAGCAGCAAGAAACTCCTTGTTATTCACATAGTGTTCAGATCTCTTACGTTTCGCCATAGGTCTTATTGCCATAAGTCTTTATCACTACTATGTAGATAGTATAACATTTATCTTAAGACTTGACAAGTTCTAATTATACCAATAGAATAACTTTGTCGAAGTGCAAGGGTAACCTTAGCTTTTATTATTAGAGTTCTTATATATCTTCTCTAGAATTTCTTTAGCATCATTAACACTAGAAATATAACCCATTCTTCTATTAATTTTTGCAGAACCTCTACCGTTCCCTGTATCATGAACAAATTGTTGATGAAGTACCATCATTTCCATATCTTGACATTCAGACATTGTTATAACATTATCTAAATTAACAATAAACATATCATCTCTACTAGTTCTTAACCAGGGTTCTACCTTATATCCTACTAATCCATTTTTACTTTTTATTTCTACAACAGTAATAGGATTATGAAGTATCAGCATTGTTCTATCTTCTTCTTCCGAAGCTGCTACTCGTGCGAATATTTCTTCACCCGATCTAAGTTTTAATGTTGCGTAAAAATCATCTTCCATATTATTTCTTTAGTTGTATAGTGATTATTTCATAGTTAAAATTTTCTTCATTGTATATTTTAATTCTTTCAATGAAATGGTTTAACGTATAATTTCTTTTGGACTTTGTAGAACAATCATCCGAAATATCATACAGTATTGCTTTTACTTTGTTTGTTCCTTTTCTTAAGACCCTGCCGATGGACTGGAGATTCCTAATCCTGGACTTGGAGGGACTGGCGAAGATGACGTTGTGCAGCCGCTTAATGTTAATCCCAGTACTAAAAGTACCATAACTCGCAATGATGATCGCATGTTCCTCCTCTTCGGTAATTTCTCTAACCATTTCTCTTTCACTGGCATCTACCCCACCATGAACAAAAAATACTTTACGACTAGATTGTTTATTATTATTTATTAAATCATAAAGCACTTGACCATGTGCTTCTACTCTACTATACAAAATAAGAGTATTCCCCTTTAGATCTAATGCCAAATTTTTGATAAAGTTATTTCTATTTTCATGTGATATCAAATATTCTATTTCATCATTATAGGTCTCAAATTTTTGAGGAGGGTGTTTAAGTACAAGACATTGTATATCTAACTGAGAAAGATGACCTTGTTTCATTAATTCATCTGTTCTAGTTACCTTGTATGCTGGACCAAACAGTCCTTCTAACACCCATTTATGCGTCTGTGTTCCATCTAATGTTCCAGTAAAACCAAATCTATACTTAGCATGATGCAACTTAGTCATTATAGATATAAGTGACTTACTCTTAAAGAGGTGTGCTTCATCTCCTATAACTACATTATAATCCTCAAAGAATGATCTTTCTAGTTTATAAAC